TTAGCTCTATATCGTGCTTCACTTGTTCACACTTAGTCATTGGCTGATGAATAGGTGTGATTTGGTTATCGCGGTATTCTATCATTGGTAAAACATGACTGTTCTCAAAAGTGCTTTTTCCAAAATGACATAATTTATTACATTTCCATGTTTTACTAAGTTTTGGAACTTGAGCTGCTTTGATGGTCTCAAATTTGTTTTTTAGCATCATTTCCGTAGAATAAAGATCATCCTTGCTATAGCATATTGAATATGCTCCACCGTCATTAATAAAAAATATAGATACAATAACATGTTCAATATTAGGATATAATTGTTGAACTGCATAATGATACATTTTTAATTGTGGATCATTTTGTAACTTAGCTAAAGTTTTTTCTTGACCTGTAGCCCAATCTAATCTGCGACCTGTTTTCCAGTCTACAATTTCTAGTGTAGAATCATCTATTTGAGTTATTAAATCAATAGTGCCCTTAATAGCTAATTTACCTTCTAAAACACCATCTTTAGTATCGTATTTAAAAGACGCCCAATCTTTATTGATAGGCAAATCAAAATGTTGTTCTGGTTGGACTATAACTCGGTTTCTAGGATCAAAGGCTCCATTGTTGTATTGCAATGCTTTGTAGACCCAAGCATGACAGTCTTTAAAATCTTTGTGTTCCCATGTATGGTGTTTAAACTGCGACGTATAGTAATTGTATACTTGTTTAATAATTGATTCTAAACAATATTTGTGAATATCAATATTTCCAATAACATCATCAGTGATGATATCTTGACTGTTTTGTAGTGCCTGTTTTGTGCACGCTAATATTTCTAATACCTTATGTACTATAGTACCTTTGTCCGCCTTTTTATTAGAAGGAGATCTTAATCCCAAAACATATTCAAGAAAAAATTGTTGTTCACACATAGAATGAGTGTTATAACTAGAACTGCGAAGATATGTTATTATCATGAGTATTTGGCAACCTTTTTGCAGAAGTAAATAAACTGTTTATCTGATAAATTCATTTTCATAGTATTTATGGTTTTATGCACCCATTGAACATTACCTCTAATATAGCCTATTGATGAATTGATTCTATCAAGAGATGCTGTTATTTGTGTTTTTGACTTAATCCCCCATGCTTTTGGAAAAACCAAGACTAGGCCAGATAATGCACATTTTTTGTTTTGTTGTAAAAATAATTTCCATAGATAATCTCCATCAAGATCAAAATCTATTTTTTTTCTATTGGCTCTATTTTTTAGTAGATACAGATACGATTGATGTATTTCACCAAACTTTACTGTATTTTTATTAGGTTTTCCTTCTTTTGAATTACGAGGAATATTAAATTTTTTTAACAATCTAAATATAACAGTTTTTGATTTAATTTTTAATTCTTCACAAATTTGATTTGCACTTTTTTGTTGTCTGACATAATGTTCTTCTAAAAATTCTTTAGATATATTATATATTTTTTTCATGTTTTACTCCTTGTGTACTATATAATATACACCAAATAGTATTTAAGACACATTATAATGGTAGTATTCCTTGATCTAAGAGAAATGTATGTATGATTCTATTTTGTTGAGAAATATTAAGATCAGAATTATTAATAATTAAATCAAAAATTTGCTGATCATAATTTTCTGCATCTAATGCAATTTCACTTATATGCAATGAATTATAAGGATTTCGATTCAATTTTATAACAGTTCCACCCACAGACTTGATTGCCTCGACTTCGTTAGGAAATCTACAGTCTGCAATGATAGACAATGGAAAATTTTCTTTGGATATTAATCTAATAGTAGCAGCCGACCATACATTCTCCTGCATAGTGCGAAACATTTCTGTTCCAACAATTTGCAAAACTTCTCTTGCAGATAATTGATTATTATTCCAATAACAATTAACAAGCTCATTTTTATCTTCGTCAGTACCGTAGCATTGTTTATATTCTAATCCTAGTATATCTATACATAAATTTTTAAGTGGATCTGCAAAATTATATATTTTTGCATTTTTCCCAGTAGATCCAGTATAAAGTTCTTTAACAAACTCAGCAGAAGTTGTTTTTCCTGATTGTTTTCTTCCAGCAAAAGCTATAATTTTCATTTCATCTTTTCTAAAATAGGTGTTAGTATATTTGTAACCTCTAGCGTAGACATATTTCCAATATCATTGGTTTCAAACATTGGTCTGTATATTTTATATGTTTTATCACATTTGGCTGATATTTGCTCAAATGCTTTATGTCCGGCCTCATCATTGTCTGTCAATACTATTATATTCATGGCTCCGGATCCATCCATTAAAATTTTTTGTTTATCGCTTAATGATGATCCAAATATTGCTACGCTATTATGGAAACCCGCTTCTTCCAATCTCCATACATTCCCTGGACTTTCTACTATAATAATCGTACTAGACTCCAATATATACTTTTTAGCAAACCACTGATTATATAAAACACTGTCTGCTCTGAAACCATTACTATGTTTCCATTTAGAATACTTCCATGATTCAAAATCAGAAGGGCATTGTTGACTTGAACAATGGTACTTTTTGCAATTTAAACATTGCTCAAAAATGCTTCGACCTGTACAACCAATCATAAACTTGTGATCTAAATCATATATTGGGGCAACTGCTCTGTTATACATTTCTTTTGTCGAATTTTCGCATAGTCCAACGTCGTATTTAATTAGAATATCTTCAGAGTAGCCTCTATCAATAAAGTATTTAGATGGAATGTTTAAGGTCTTAGTGATTAATGCTCTGTCAATTTTTGGAATCTCTGGCTCAGCGTTTAATGCTAAATTTTTGATAATGTTTGAAAATGCAGATTTATTTTGTTGTTCATTATTAATTTTTAATGAGTCGATATCATCTGATCCAACAAGTTCTATTGCCAAATTTATGGCCTCTTGAAATGAAACTGTTTTGTCTCCTTTTTCGCTCCAATCAAACTGCTTATGAGACATTATTCCCCTAATAAATCCTAGTATAGAATTGCGGAATAATTTTTCACAATTATGAGTTCGACATACCCAATTACCTCTATACTGATCTCCTTGATGATATAAATTTAATGCAGAAATATTGTCTCCACCATGTATGGGACATTTCATCATAACCATTTTTGGAGACATTCTATATTCTAAATCAAAATACGATAATACATCCTCTATATTATCACATAATTTATCACACAGAGCCTTCAGCTGAAATTGATTATACGAATGGGATTTGGTTGTCATCATTGTCATCTAAAATAAATCCTTCATCATCTGTAGTGGTAGTATTTAATAGTTCTAGGCGAGTTTTACCTTCTGTAATCTTCGCACACCAGCCCTTCATATTACAATTAATGTAATCATTGTCGTCTAAACCAGACCCATGACGACTAATCAACGGCACAAGTTTTCTATTCCCTGCCTCTGCCCCATCTTCTGCAATTTCTTCATCGCTTTTTCTCTTAAAGATCGTAAAGTTACTACATAGCCAAATAATTCTATCTGAACCTGATGCCGTATCAGTACTTTCTTTTGTAATACCATCTCTGTTTAACTGAACAAATGCTACAATTGGTACTTTATATCTAGAGGCAAAATTGTGTAGAGTTGTCATCATAAATCCTAAAACTTGATATTCTTTTAGGTCTTGACTAATTCCAGCACTATCCATTAGCTTTAAATAGTCATAAAATATTACACAGTCTTTAGCGGTACCATCTTCATTTAGTCCTACTTCTTTCAAAATCCATCTTCTCATGATTGCCAATTGTTCTTCAAATGGTTTTCCAGGAATAGACTTATAGTATAACTTAGTCTTCTTCAGTTCTTCTACAGCCTTTTGGATTTTTGATTTCTTATCTGGTGTATCACCAAATTTGCCTGTTTCAATTTGACCAATTTCTATTTCAGTAGTCATTGCTAATATTCTATTAATATGATCTTCAGTAGTCATTTCTGTATCCATATTTAAAACTGGAATACCAAGCTTATTAGCAATATGATATCCCATATTATCAGCCAATAAGGTTTTTCCTGTTTTTGGTCTGGCTGCAATAACGTTAACTGTGCTTTTTCTTAAACCACCACCAATAGACTGGTCATATACTGGAAAACCCGTAGAGATACCTACTTGATCAATTTTGTTTTCTTCTAATAATTGCACATATTGTTCAATATTAGACCCTACCGCTATAGGAGCGTTGTCTCCATCATTTAACAAAGTAGTAAAATTAAAAATGGTATCTTCAGCAATACCCAATATTTGTGTTATTGGTTCGGTACCATTTACATCTAATATTTTATCTTTGGCAAGTTCTAGCTGATCTCTTAAAAGTCTAGCAATTTCTAATTTGCGTATTTTTGCTGCAAATTTTCGAATATTCTCTAGATTAACAGGAAAACTAAGTATAGCCTGTAAATGTTGAGTTTCTTCTTTTTTGGAAAGAATATGCTCTACACCTATTTCATTAGATGCACTAAGTATAGATGCTATATCTATAGTTTTAGAAATTTTGTTTTCAGCAGAAAAAATATGCTTAAGACACTTAAATAAAACTACATTACTGTCTATAGTGAATGTATTTTCTTGCAATAGATCAGCGATATCCAGATAAGCATCTTCGCCATATCTGCATATTCCAGCAAGAACAGCACGTTCTGCTGAAGGATCAGCTAAAATTATCGGCATAATCAGGCACCACCACTAGAACAGCATTTGTTGCATTTGTATCGTTCAATAGAGTCAACTAAATTTGGATTTACAGACTCTCTTTTTCCGCACACCCTACATACTACATTAATGGGGGTGAATTGTCTAGTTCTTGGCACTGGTGGAAGTTTAGATAGCTTTTGATCAATTATTACATCTTCCTTATGCATTTTTGATTCTGCCATCTGGTCAAACTTATTACGAAATTTACTTTTGCTCTTTTTACTTTTTTGGGTTTTGATACGCATAGTATCTGGCTGAACATCTTCATCATCGTCATTAGACGTTTTCTGTTCAGTAGGAAGCAGGTTCTGCAATAGGTTGATCAAGCCTTTAATTTGATCAGGGTCTAAATTATTAAGATCCATGTTTCACCTTTGTTCTTTGTACAGAGAGCATAATGTCTGATAGATTTTTAATACTATTGGCTAAATAACTCAGCCTATCAATTCTTTGTTGTGCATATTTTTTTATCTTATTAAGCCCTGAAGCTTTATCATTATGTTTAATAGCTTGTAAAGATTTTTCTAAAAATCCATATCCTTTATAGTTGTTAATTTCATCAGCAATAGTTTCTTTAATAGATTCTTCTGCCCAGTTATGTCTAGCTATTTCTCTATTTAAAGTTCTTTGTATAAAGAATGCATATTGAGCTAATCTATAAGAAATTTGAGCACAATCTTCTGGACTTAATTTTTCAACAGCATCTCTATTCATAGTAAAATAATTATTAAGTTCACCCTCTGTAAAATTGTGAACCTCACTATATTTACCTAGTCCTATTGATGTTTCGTACTCATCTAGAATACGATCCCAATGCTCTAATTGCTCTTTAGTTGTTGACAATGATGTCTCTCCATTCATCTTGATTATTATATGATAAAACTAGATAATTAATTCCATTATTTTCACACCATTCTTGCTTATCTCTATCTCGTTTTTGAGCTTTTAAAAAATTTAATACTGTGCTATGATAAAATGGAACAAACTTATAATGCTGCTCACCGTGTACTTCTATGCATATTTTTTTTAATGGTAAATAAAAATCCAAAAATAAAGTTTCATTTCTTCTAACAGATATAGGGACTTCTTCCAAAATTTGTAAAGTTGGATATACTTCTGATATTGTCTGTCTTGCTGATAAATGGTAAGAAGATCTATTTGTAATCTTACCTTTAGCCATATTACCAGTTAAAAGCCAATTCGAAGAAAATCCGTCTAAATCTTTAACTAGCATTTAATCCCCATGGTTTCTTTGATATTTTTTACTAAATCATCATAGGCTTTAGGGTTTTCTAATAGGTAATTTCTCACCTTTTCTGCTCCTTGAAACTTAGGCTTATCGGGTAATGAAGTAAGAGTATACCAAGCCCCTCCTTTATGAATCAATCCCATGTCAGAACCTAGTGTAACAGCCTCCATGTATTTGTCAACCCCTTGACCATATCTAATATAACTTGTAATATTGCCTCCTGGCGGACCTAAAGCAGAGCAGATAACTTGCCATTCTATCTCCTGACCTATCTGTGTACCATCGGCACTTAATGACCAAGGCTTGAATGTTTTTGCTCTTAACTTAATATCAGTTTGGTAAGCAATAGCCTGACCACTCTTTTCTTTGAATTCTGCTCCATATCCTGTTGGATTACCCATAAGATGAGTGATGCCTATAACTATATTTTTATTTACTGGAATTACATTTGCAACTTTACGACAAAACTTAGCTAATAATTTAGCACCATCTGCTCTCTGCATTTTGTCCATTTCACTAGTAATTTCAGCTTCTGTACATAGTGCAGAATATGAATCGATAATGATTACTGATCCCGGAATTTCGTTGATAAGTTTTTCGGCAATTTGCAAATATTCTTCAGCATGTAATATTTTCCCTTGCTGTGAGCCTATAATATGAAATTTCTCTAGATTTAATCCAGGGATACCTTCTAGATCTCTTTTCTTAAGTCTTCCTTCTATGTTTAAATAGTATACCTCTCTAATGTCTTTAAGATCACCCTTATATTCTGGTCTTTGTGCTGTTGCAGCAAAGTCTAACGATGTGGTCGTTTTTCCACATTTTGGTTGTCCAGTTAATACAACAAAACTTCCTTCTGGAATACCTCCATTTAATACAATATCTAGCGACGGACTAACAGGAATAATAACATTTTTTCTATCAATTAATGCATTGCCAGATAAAATGATATCTGAACCAAAATTTTTAATTACGTCTTCTTTAACAGTCATCATCTAATTCCTTAAGTTTTGATACAATATTTGATTTTTTAAACACAGATTCTTTTCTGTAAGACTGTTTTGGTCCACGATCAATCTCTATAGATATGTCATTAGATTGTGATGCCAAAAGTTCTTCGTATTTGACTATAATATCTTTAAGATGAGGAGCACGCAAAGAAAATATTTTTGCGGCCTCATCAGAGTTTAACGCCTTAATAATGGCCTTTGGGTTGTGAGACTTTACTAATTTGTTAGCTGTTGCTATTTGATTTCTATAAAATCCAGCCCATTCTTTGTTTAGCCAAAATCGATAATGTAAATCTTTTTTATCTATCTTGGCCTTTTTTTCGCAAATGATTTCTGTAATAAATTGTGCTGCCGTGACAGTTTTTCCGTTTGAATATTTTGATGGATATTTCATTGATTGTCCAAGGGTCTAAAAATGGTTGTACTATCCATTCTAGCATCCTTGGGGCTATTGGTCAAGTTATTTTTTAATTGATCTGTCATCATAGATGCTGCGGGCGTCATGATAGATACATTTTTTGTTTTTTTAACAGATGTTTCATTTATAAACAAATCTTTTGGCTTAATTGTTTTTGGTTCTGGTGTTGGTCTGTTAGATAATATACTATTTACCTTTTTGGTTGTTGTTTTTAATTCTTTGGCAATCTCTTGTGGAGTTTTACCATTGTCTGACAAATGATAAATTGCATATTGTATAGTATTATCTGACATTATTCTAGCTCTCTTTCTGTATTGCTTAGCCATGCTGTGTTTTTAGTCGTTAAAAAATTGATATAAAAGTTAAAAGTTTTTTCATTAACTTCTTTAAAAGTATACAAAGGCTTACCGGCCTTAGTTAAGAATTTGTTATTTTGTCCTTCGCTATATAAACCTATTGGATTATAAGGTCTTCCATAAGTTCCTATTTTAATAAAATATCTTGATGTGTTGGCCTTAGTGTTAATAATTTTTTTTGCAAGGGCCTGTGCCTCATCGTTTACCATAGGTGTTTTATCTTTTAAAAAATCTTGCTTACCTATAACAGTATAAAATTCTTCTAATTTATCTTCATTGGGTTTGGTTTCATTGATAACAAATAAGTCACTCATTCTTATGTAACTCCTGACAGGTTTGTTCTAGTTTTAGATGAAAATGATTCATAAAATTGTCAACATAATCTTTATAATTTTTTCCACTAGTAATAGGAATATGGTAAAACTTTTCTAGTAGATCAACTGTTTCTTTAGGATTCCCATTTTCGTCAACTTCAGTAACTACAGCCTTAATAGTGAATAAAATTTCTACTGGAGCATCAGTGATCTTTTCTGGATGCAACATCTCGTTATTTGGGTCTAACTTTAACAATTCTTCTGGATCTTTTGAATTACTTTGTTCAGAAGAAAAGTGTTTAAAAATTTTCTCTTGTAGACGATCTATTATTTGTTTTTCTTCTTCGGTAAATATATTATCTATGTCCATTTAATTTTGCCCGGTTTTTTAATCCTTGACATTCCTTTTGGTAGTTCTTTTTGTATTCCTTCTTCTCTATAACTATTATGTTTTTGATGTAACGAGATTTTTTGGTCGTCGGATAGTTTATCTCTATTTCTATTGGCTAGGTCACCAATAGTTTTAAGTTCGCTATCTGATTTTTTAACAGACGAGCTTTGGGTGATAACATCTTTTATATACTCTCTGGCAGTATTATTGGAGCCACAACAAATACATATTGGATTAGACTCATAATTTTTTATATGTGCAAATAGTTCAAAGTCATTATGACAATGATTACAATAATAAGAATATGTTGGCATAATTTATATATATACAAGCCACTCGTTAGGTATATTTATACTATTGTTTGCAGTCACACAAGGCAAGTATCGCACCGTCTTTTTAGGAATATAGGGGTTATTAATAAGAGGCATTTTAGCCTGTATAGGATTTTTATTGCCTTTTTTTCTGTTGCATTTAATACATGCCGTAGTTATGTTTAACCAATGAGTTGGATTTCCTTTAGAATAATCCCATTGACTTTTAGGTACGATATGATCATATGTGAGTTCGGCAAAATCTTTTATAAGACCACAATATTGACACGTGTAATTATCTCGTAAAAATAAATTTTTTCTAGAAAATTTTACACAATGTTGAACCATATTTAAATATCTATTTATTTTAATTACAGCAGGCAGCTTTAACTTTTCTGCTGATGTCAAAATATATTTATCTGTATAAAATTCAATAAATTCTATATCTAGATATTGATTATTTTTTTTCTTTAAAAATAGTTTAACTGCTTTTTGCCAATCTATAATATTGAGTGGAGTATAGTCGGCATTTAAAACAAGACATTTATTGATTGTTGTCATGATCTAAAGAATCTAAACGATTAAGTATTTTAACAATGATAGGATTTCTAATAATATCACAAGCAGATAGTTCGACAAGCCCTATGCCTTCGATATCATTTAGTGAAGCAATCATATCTGCAAAGCCTCCCCTTAAATGTCTACTAAGATCACTTTGTCCAACATCTCCAGTTAAAACCATTTTACTGTTATTTCCTGTTCTTGTCAATAACATTTTTAATTGTTCATAGGAAGCATTTTGACATTCATCAGCTACTATAAAAGCATCATGAAAATTTCGACCTCTCATCAAGCCTAATGGAACAACTTCAATTCTGTTATTAAGTTTTAAACTAGCGTAATGAGCAGGAGATATAAAATAATTAATTTCATCTAATATTGGCAATAGATATGGATGTAGTTTTTCTTCGGCAGTACCCGGAAGGTATCCTATTTTTTCTCCAGCCTCTAAAACTGGTCTGGTGATAATAATTTTTTTCACTTTATTTTCAAGCAAATATTCTATTGCCATACCTATAGCAATGTGAGTTTTGCCACTACCAGCCAATCCTTGACAAAAAGTAATAGTATTTTCTGCTATATTTCTAATATATTCTTTTTGATTATCCGTGCGAGGCTTTAATCTATTACGATAAGCATGGCCAAGATTCTCATTAACTAATGGTTTTGTAGCATCAATAACTTTCTTTTTCTTTCCCTTAGTATTTTTTCTCAATGGTTACCCTTTTGCTATAGAGTTAAATTAGACAAGCGCCGCCGGCACAACTAATTTCCTCTATACCAGTAGTATTGTCCTCAGTCTCAGCTAGTTGTGTATAATCAACCTTTTTAAAGCTATTAAACAAATCACAATAAATTTTCCAATTATAAACATCTTTCATACAGTATGTTAGACGTTTTGTATCTCCATCAAAATACTTACCCGCAAAATTTTTCATTTTGGTAACAAATGTTAGTTTAGATTCGTGATGATCTTTTTGAGCCTGATTCAGAGTGACGTAATCGCAAGCGGCCCATAAATTATTATCAAAAGCATTAAGTGCTAATTCTATTAGACCTGAACACCATAATGCAGCATCGCCGTATTCTTTAACTATTTCTCTACTAGTATATACAGTAGTAAAAGGAGCCTGCGGATAATCTTTGTCTCCACTTTGTGGAATCAAACTAATTCCTGCAAAATATTTACGGTTATCATAAATATATCTGGTTACATCTTCCCACTCGTCTGGTTTAACTGTAACAGTATTACTTACATTATGACTTAAATAGTCTTGAGTACATAATGCTCTGTTTTTTCCAGAATTTACCCAATTCTTTTGAGTTTCTTTTACAACCGATAACATCTCTATCGCTGGTAATTGATTCTTTAATTTTGCACCATCTGGTACTTCAATTGGGAATTTGACTATTTCGTCAGTATTATTTGCTGACCAAGCAGACTTGTCGCAGGCTTGCGGGTTATATTTTTTAAAGTGTTGGTATGGTGCCTCTAAAACATTGGCCTGTACATGTCTTATATAGCGTCTGGCGTGATGCGGATGGATACCGGAGCTTGTTCCGAGCATACTTGATGAGGTTCCTTCTGGCTTTAAGCAAGTGACTCGTGCTGCCTGATTGATCTTAATCTTTTTTGATAGTTCTTTATTGGTATCAACAGCTATTTTTGCACCTTTTGTTAGAACCTTTTCGGTTAAAACCAATTCGTGCTTTTCCATTGTCCCCGTTAAAGAAACACCTAATAGTGCTTCTCGCTCAAAGATTTTTTCACTAATATCGCCCAAATATTCTAATTTAGTAAATCCTGCTTGTAATGTACCAATAATAGCAGCAGCACGACATCTCTCAAAGAAATCGTCTTCGTCTTCTACGCTGGAACAATTTATTGTTGAAAGATTACATCCCTGCCATCCACTCTTGCCACTTTCTTCATCAACAGGCCACATACCAATTTCAACACATGGATTAAAAATCATTTCTGTTGATTCGCTCCAGATGAATCCTGGCTCACCAAACTCCTTAACACTTTCCATAAGCGTTTGAAATTCTTCAAATGTTGTTTCTTCTTTAAGGAGCAGAGCAGAATTATTGCTTCGTGCTCTTTGTGGATTTTCCATATACCAATTACCAGTTTTGGCCTTAGCCATTTCTTCATCATCTGGACTAAATAATGCTAAACTGGCAGAACGACGAACTCCACCGCTTAATACGGCATCACTACTATGCATGACAATATCGTATGCATCAATAGGTCTAAGTTTTTTTTGTCCATTTTTTATACATCTGTCTAGTAGTGTTCGTATCTTTTCTAATCCGTTTTGTAGTGGTTCAAAGCCTGGAGCTTTACCAACACCACTTGCTAAGGATGCTCCTTTTGCTCTAATATTAGCATAGTCAAATACAACATAGCTATTCTTATACATTTTAAATTCTTCAATAGGCTTACTAAAATAACTACTTAGCAAAACACCTAATGCATTTGCCCATCCTTCAATACTATCGTCTATTACATATTTGATGCCTTCATTATTATCAGGCACGTCATGTTCTAGTGTTGGTAGTTTAGCAACATGGTGCTTTTGAACACTAAATCCTGTGCCGCTACCACAAAGAAGTAACCAGAAACATTCTTGAAAGAAACGTAATCTGTCGCAGTAAGAACTTGTGCAATTATAGATTTTTGCATGACGTTTTAGAATAGGATCTCCGCCGAACTGTAAAGCTCTTTGGCTGCCAAGAACCTTTTTCTTATACATCATATCGTATGCCCAGTCTATTTCTTCTGAAATTCCAAAATCAGAATACTTTGTATGCATCATATTGCGCACACGTTCAACCGCTTCTTTCCAAGTTTCTCTACGATTTTTATCTTCTAACCAACGAGCATATTTGCTAACAAATGTATAATTTTGAAGTTCTTGAAGTGCCGACATATTATCTCCTATTAAGAATATTGAGAATACTGAGAATACCTAGTATTATGGTTCCTTTAAAGCAATTTTCTTTCATTTCCATATCTCTAATAATACTGGCATAAAAATAACAGAACATTAAAAAATAAAAACAAATATTGTATATCATAATACACCAGCTAATTCTTTAATCCAATTAAGATTTGGGTTCACAAATTCAATTTCTAGACCGCTCAACTTAATAAAATTATCAAATATTTTTTTTGCATTTTCATCAAATCGATGTGTACCATGACTATTGCTCATAATAACTTTTGTCACGCCTTCTTGCCAAAGAGCCATAATACAGTCGTTACAGCTTTGGCCTGTGACATATGCTATACCGTTGTCAGGACGCACGACACAATTTGACAATGCGTTTCTTTCAGCATGAATCATCCAAGAATATTTATCTGGTCTGTGTGTTGGTAATTGGGCGTCATCTAATCCTTTTGGAAAACCATTATATCCAACACCAAGTATTCTGTTCTTTTGATCGGTAATAACACAACCATGTTGAGTGTGTATATCATGGCTACGTTGGGATGCAATCTTAGCCATTCCTAAAAAGTAGTCTGTCCAGCATGGTCTGTTTGTCATAGACATATGATATCTTAGATCGAACGAAAGTCAAGATTCATATCACACAAACAGGATGATTCGGATAATGCAAATGGCACAGATTACCTAATTGCGAATATAATACATTTTTATGACTTCCATCATAATTTTTTGTTTGATCCACATACTCAATAATCTTCTTTGTGTCCTGCTCATCAAGCAAATAGTGAGTTGACAGATTATTTTGAATAACTGTTTTTTTTAACATATTTTCTGAATCACATTCGTGTATTGCATGCCACGGATGAATATTAGGATGTGTAGATTTTATCTCATCAAATTCTTTTTTAAGACTATATATAGTATCTTTGTTTGGATAAAAATTGATATGATTTTTAATAATATAATAGTTTGTTTGTGGATAAAAATATGACTTGTCCATCACTGCCTGTAATAATGATTCTTTTGTATATTTTGGGCGCTCTGGTTCATTAATCCAATCTAGAGATATATATCCAATATTATTGATGTAATAAAAATCTGCCAGTTCAACTTCACGATCTGTTATAAATGGTTCTGTTATAACATCATTAGAAAATTTCCAAATGTAAGAATATTCTGGATATTGAGCGGCTGTTTGAAAAATAGCATTATCTAACAAAAAAGTTCCAAAAGTATGTCCTAAATTTTCTGTTGTAATAATTTTTATATTTGTATTTAGTTTTTCAAGAGACTGTGTTGCTAAATTTATAATTTTTTCGTCACCATTAAAAGCATATATTGCTTGTGAAAATTTTTCTATGAATGGTTTATTAAAATCTAGATACATCTTAAATAACGATAATCCATAACCATCTAAGAGAGTGCCTATGGACGAGAAAATAGATTTATTTATAATTTGATTTAATGTATTCATATAATTTTTTCTAAAACGTAATTAGCTAATTGTTTTGTGGTTAAATTTGTTTTGGTAAAATTAAATAATTCATGATTAATATTATCATACTGATGTTGATTAAAATTGTCAATTAAAGATTCACATTCTATCAATAATGATTTAGGCAAATTTGTTAAAGTATTTTTAGGACAATTTTTTAAATCTTTAAATATAGGCATACATCTATTTGCTAATATTTCGTAATGTCGCATACAATCCCATCCGGCTTTTTTTGTTGTTATAGCAAAATGAGAGTCTCGATATTCTTTGTAATAATCTTCTTCTATGTCAAAACTATATTTTGCACCGGGGACGATTGAAGACAATAATTTGGTTTTGTTGATACTTTCTGAAACCATTTTGGATTCTGGAATAGCAAAATGTATGGGTATTATATTTTTATGAGTATAAATTAATTCTCTTTTAAAATAAGTATGTGTTTCATGTAATGGGTGTAACGACGTATCATCCGACCCATCAATTAATATTATTTTTGATTTATCATATATTTGTGATATTATATCATAACCATCTAGACACCTACTGCATGATCCATAAATGATAAAATCATAATATTTATTTGTAATTTTTTGTTCTATAGAATCTCTATCTTTTGTGTCGTTGTCAAGTAAAAAACATGAAGTAAATCCTTTTCCCCAAAGTTGCGTACTGTCTATAAGATTTTTGTATTGCTTATATAAACAAATTATGGGTATAGTTTCTACTATATTGACAGTATCTAGTTCAGTAAAACCATAATATAAAAGATCATTTAAATAATCATTAACAAAACCACCATATGTTAAACTAGATTTAAAATTAGTTATATATAATATGTTCATATGTTTATTTGTTGCCAAGCTAATTTATCTTGTTCTTTGATGGGATTAAATTCTTCAAGATCGCTAGTTGAAGACATTTCCGTTTTAATGCTAAAATTGTGCAGTGTATACTTGGCTGTTGGATTAAACTTTACTAACCAGTCATCACCGTACCATACTCTTAAATTTTCTGGCACTTCTTTCCAGTATTCTTTTTTTAAAAACATTAGACATCCCCATCCCCAAGGTCTAATTCCTATCATGGGCGTTATTAAAGGATTTTGATTGTATTCATTATGATAATTATCAGATGCTTGACCAATAATGCCTATTATATTTGACTGTAAAAATAGTTCAAATATATATGGGTCAAAATTTATATCATCATTACATAATGCTATATTGTTATATTTAGAACTTCTAATACCAAAATTCCATGATTCAGATACGAACATATTTTGCGATGGAATTATAACTTTAGTTTTAGGCACTATATCATAGTATTGTTTAAATTGATTACTGTTATCTATTAATATAATTTCACCAACGCCATCACAATTTATAAGATTCGTTAATAAGTTATGAATTCGTTTTGATTTCCATAGTGTTGGTATAATGACTGAAAATTTATCCATATTTAATCGTATCCTTATGCGTAAATAATCCGTAGCCTTGGGCAACATGAAAATTTTGTCGATTCCACCATTTACCTATTTTTCCTTCTAAGTCTATACCATTTCCCGCAAAATTTGGTACATACTTTAAATAAAAAGATTTTTTATACATACATGGGTTATTGGTCCAGTTTGCCCACTGACTCGTTGTTATAAAATAATCATTAGTTTTACTAATTTTATCAGGAAAGATTCTATCTGGGTCTGAAATCCAGTGAACACAGTCTAGTAAATGCGGAGATATTGCATCAATTTCTGAATCATAATGATTTAATTCATTATCTTTATATACATTAAATGTAAATAGTGGTATTCCTGGATATTTTCTATGTCTATATCTTATAACATCAATATTATTATTTAAAAGCTCCATACCTTCTTTTAGTCTTAAATATGTAGTCGCTTGATCCTCAGCCAGAATCCAATCATTCTCTAGCAAAAGAACGTTTTCGTATTCTGAATTTTCAGCCAATACTATAAATGCTTTGCCTATTCCCACATTATTGGAAAGACCGATATAGTTTACATTAAAGTAATTAGCAATTTTTTTATCTTCATCAGATATTTCTTGAAATAAAATTTTTATGTCAGCAATAATATCCAGAAGACCGAGTCTTTTATAAGAATTTAATGTATTAAACAAGGTATTGCCTGATTTCCATGACAAAATACCTATAGATATTGGTAGTTTTTCCATTGCTCTAGAATTAGATCTACTCTTTGTTTTTGTGTATGATTATTTAAAACTTTTTCTTTTCCATTTGTTGCTATTTGTTTTCTAATACCATCATTATTGTTATAATAATTTATTTTTTTTATACAATCATATAGATCATCATAATATATAATATCAGTATTTTCTACAAATAGACTATCTATTT